CCTACTATAGATTATTTTTTATTGATTTGGATTCCAATGAAATTAGGAATGAAACTAATTGCAAGGAGAACATGGTATGATTGGTTGAGGGAGAACAAAGACAAATCGCACACTATAAAAAATATTGATGGTGAATTCATAGCTCTAGGCAAGGATATTGTAGCCAATGAAGGCAAAGGAATCTTCTATGCTAAAAACAAATTTGGCATGCATGATCGTCAGCAAGTAGAGACTAGGAATGTTGATAACTTTGACTTTGATGAATGAGTACAATCAAAGGTTACAAACCTCATCCTAATCAGAGGCATATCCACAATGCTATCAATCAAGGCACCGAGAAATACTATGCTCTGAATATTGGTAGGCAGTTTGGTAAGACCTTACTAGGAATCAATCAGCTTCTGTACTGGGCCATCAATCATCCAGGCTCACAGATTGCTTGGGTGACACCAGTATACAAGCAAGGAAAGAAAGTATTTGCAGAGCTTGAGAGAGCTACAAAAAACAGTGGTTTATTTGAATTCAACAAGTCAGATCTTAAGGTCACTGGCTTTGGATCATCAATAGAATTCTTTAGTGGTGAACGGCCCGACAATATCAGAGGGAATACCTTCCACTTTATGGTAGTGGATGAGATGGCCTTCACAAGACCTGAGCTGTGGAATGAGGTCCTATCTGCAACTGTCATGGTCAAAGGAAAGAAGGTGATATTTATCTCAACACCAAAGGGAAAGAATCATTTTCATGCCTTGTGTATGCAGCCTAACTATGATGATAGATACAAGTATATCCACTTCACATCCTATGACAATCCTATGATTGCACCACAAGAGCTGGAGGAGAGAAAGCGGTCATTGCCTGATCATATCTTCAGACAAGAATACATGGCTGAATTCATTGACAATGCAAGCGGACTATTCAAGAACGTGAGGCAGTCAGCTGGCACATGGGAGAGAGGTGTCAAGTGCTACGCTGGACTTGATATAGGTAGGGCAGATGACTATACAGTGCTGACAATACTGAATGAGAGAGGGCAGATGGTATATGTAGGTAGGTGGCGTCATGATGAGTGGTCCAAGATCATTGACAAGGTAGCAGACATCATCAAGCAATATCAAGCAGTCACATTGATAGAGGTCAACAATCAAGGGGATATCTTCTATGAGATGCTATCCTCAAGGCTGCGCAATCTAGTCAATCCCTTCACAACTACCAGCAAGACCAAGCCTATCATCATTGAAGATCTAGCACTAGCCTTTGAACAGTCAGAGATCAAGATAATAGAAGAGCAATGGCTGATAGATGAGCTTGAGAATTTTACTTATATTTACAATCCAAATACCAGGTCAGTACAATACTCTGCGCCAAGTGGACTGCATGATGATGGGGTAATCTCACTAGCACTGGCATGGCATAGTAAAAAGAACTATAGTAAGAGAGGGCAATACAAAATATTAAGAGCATGAAAACCATTGATGTAAACTATCCACAAACAATCCAAGAGTGTAGACCTGATCAGCTCACTAAGTGGCTCATGCTGGCACCATTCATCCAGCAGACAGATAAGTCACTTATCAACATGCTTGACTTTCAGTCACAGCTTGTCAGCATCTTCACCGGACTGCCAATCAACAAGGTTAGAAAGATTCACATTGATGACATCATGAATGCCAGCAGTGTACTTCTGAATATGCTATCACAATACAGCACAAATGAGCCATCTGAATTCATTGAGATAGAAGGTAAGAGATATAGATTTGAAAAGGACTTTAGTGCAATAGAGACTGGTCAGATCATTGACATGAAGCTCATTGAGGATGTCAGCTCATCACCATGTGAGGCATTGGCTATCTGTTACATTGAGGAGGGCATGGAATACTGCCAAGAGGATGATAGGGGCAAGGTACAGAATGCAAACAATAAGAGGGAAGAGATATTCAAGAGGGCCTTTCCCGGTGATGAATTTCTGAACTTCTTCGCTTTTTTTTTGCGAGAATCAGAGAGGCGGAAGCTCGCTATCTTGGGAATACAGACAGCGAGGCTGATGAATCAGAATCAGACAATGCATCAGAAACTCTTAGAGACAGCGAATGGTTTACATGGACAAGAATCCTCCTCAAGCTGGCGCAAGAGCTTGGCAAAGATGTGGACACTATCACGCGTCAGCCATATATAAAGACATTGTTTTGGCTCAACTTCTTTAAGCTAAAAGCGGAACAAGATTACATATTACAAAGACATGGCTGATCTAGACTTTTTAGGAGAATTTGGACTATCACAAAGTGATATAGCTCAGCCTAGCAATGTCTATCAAGCCTTCATACTTGAGCTAAGTAATAAGCTAACAGATAACTTTAGAGATTACATTTTCAACAATGTTAACAATACTGGAGGACTAGCAGCTGCAACTATAGCTTTTGTAAGTGGTCCTTTGACAATCACTGTTGAATCAGACGAATACTACAAGTTTCAAGATGAGGGTGTCAATCCGGTAGGACAGAATAAATTCCAAACACCTTACAGCTTTAAGTATCCTAATGTTTCAAAGAATCATGCAAAGGCAATACAGCAATGGAAAGGATATGATCTCAGTCATGCATATGCATCAGCATCAGCTACAAAGAACAAGTATGGTATCAAGCCTCGCAATATCACATCCAATGTCATGAGCAATGAGGTCCTTGATAGGATAGCTAATGATCTAGCTGCTGTCACTGGGTTGATGTTTGAAATATCATTCACAAAAAACACAAGAACATGGCAATAACAATAGAGACTGAGCCACAACAATTCAATACTATTTGCAATCCTACTGAGGTTGTATTCAGCTCAGATGAGACTGGTCAGGCAAACTTCAGCTATATTGTTGAGCTGTACATCAATGCCACTTTACATTCAACACATCAAGTATTCCCTGAAAGTGGAATCTATGGTAAGTTTAATATCTCATCCATTGGTAGGGCAGTGATCACCACTAACTTCTGTGAGGCTTCTACATTTGGACAAGAATTGAATCCTGATTACACATGGTCCTTGTTGATATTTGAAAAGTATGGCACCCCTCCAACTGTGGATCTAGGCAGCTCAACTGCAACAAGTGGATTTAACTTTCTTAATGGATCACTTCGCCATACAACATGGATAGACTATAACTATGAAGACTATGACATTGATACTGGTGGCAAAGGTGACTTATTTTTGACTGACTTTCCAAGACATAAAAGAGAATTAGTAAGCTATAATGAGGCTAAATTCTTGAGCATCATCAATAGTGGTGGGGATAACTGTACTGGATATGTCAATCTCTATAACATCTCTAACACATTGATAGCATCAGCTACATGGACTGGAGCATTAGCAACTGGTCTAATGGTACCATTGATTAGTGTAGGGCCATCAATGCTGGTATCAAGTACATCACTGGTACAAGCTGATTTCAACAACTGCTACTACTACACTATACAAATCAAGCAGACTGCTGATGCCTCAAAGGACTCAGAGCTTTACAAGATATACATTGATCAAGACTGCTCACCTTACTCAAGACGTAGACTGCACTGGCTGAATAAGTTTGGTGCATGGGATAGTTTTACTTTCACTAAGTTATCAGAGGATAGCTCAGATATTACATCAAATAGATACACAAGAGATCCAGGATCATGGGATGGCAATGACCATGAGTATTTGATTCCGAATGGCCAGAAGGTCAGCTTCAGCAAGTTTGTTGATGACAGATTGATCTTGAATAGTGACTGGATATCTGAGGATGTACAGAACTGGCTAGTTAGAGAGCTGTATGAATCACCAAAGGTGTACCTACAGAATGACTTCGGTAACAGTAACTTTGAGCCAGTGGTGGTGACAAACGCATCAAGTAGACTCAAGCAAAGGAGAAAAGATGGCTTGATGCAAGAGCTTGTGCAGATAGATAGAACATACACATACACATCACAATTGGGATAGATGGAGTTATTTATAAATGACATACGAGTAGATCTTGATGAGAGGCTGCCATTCCCATTAACATTCAACATCAGTGATGTAAAGGATTTAGCAGCTAGAAAGGGCAACAATAGTAAGACTATCACTTTGCCTGGTACAAAGAACAATACATATCTGATGTATCAAGTCTTTTCTGTGACAGCATCAGAGCCGGTGGATGGCAGCTCAAGTGGATTCCTAAACTTTGATCCATCTGTCAAAGCCACAGCTAGATACTATGATCAAGGACTATTGCAGTTTAATGGAATAGCACAGCTTACTGAATGCGTTCACAAGGATGGTGCATGGCGATTCAATTTGATCATGGTGTCTGAGACTATTGACTACATCGGTCTATTGTCTAAGGTCAGAGTCAATGAGCTGAACTGGTCAGAATATTCACATACTTTGACAAGGGCTAATCAAGAAGATAGCTGGTCAGGAACTATCCAGGTTAATGGTGTACCAACAAGCAACAAGACTGGAGCCAATTGGGATGGATTAGGCTACTACTATGGACTGATTGACTATGGATATACTAGGCCATCTGTAACTTCGTTTGGTGTGGAGCATATTCCCCCTCAAGTATTCTGCTATGACATTTTGAAGAAAGCATTTGAAACTGCTGGTATCACTTGGACATCTGACTTTTTAGAGTCACAAACATTCAAGAGATTGCTTATGGCTTTCCCTGGTGGAGAGCTACCTAGAATTACAGCAGCAGACAGCTTGCAATATTCAGCCTATACCACAGAAAGCAACAATACTGCTGGCTTTATTATTGACACTTTGATCTTGCCTGATGGTTTGCCTCAGTTACTCTTTGGTGGGAATAGATTGCAGAATCTACAGAATACAGTTGTTGATGATCCTTACAATGGTACAGTCGTAACTGATCCAAGCG